TCAATATTTCTTCTTTATTTCTTGAAAATTCTTCATTTTCGTCGTCATTTAATGAGCGAACAAGTGTTTTCGCTTCATCAATTATTGCAAGATTTCTCTCAGTAAGGACTGAAATAGCGTCTTGATATTCTAGTAATGTATTATATTTCATATAAATAACTCATGTATATTTATAATATAGTAATAGGTTGTTTTTTATAATTATTTATTTTATTTCACTCAAAAAATCATTCTTTAATGTGTCAAGATCATCAAGGATTTTCTTATTAGCTTCTTCGACGGCCCTTTCAATTTCTTCTCTCGCTTTTTTAGCCTCTGCAGCGTCGACTTCTCTCTTAATTTCTTCAAACTGCTCTTGTGCACTCTCCATGTCCCTTGACATTACCGAAGTTGAACCGTAAGCTGCCCTTACGACGATCGCACAGTCAAAAAGATGTGTTATATTGTTGATTTCCTGAATATAACCGTCTTCTGTCCTATATCTTGTGATATCACTTTTCGGCGCTATTCCCTTAAAACTGCATTCGAAAAGGTTTCCGTGACGTACATTGTAAAGAACTTCGTCACCAAGTGCAGTTTCAGGTGCCTGGAAGCGGAAAAACAGACCGTCTTCCCTTAATTCAAGCTCTAAAGTGCCTTCTCCTTTATAGTATCTGGCAAGCATCCTTGAATCGTCATGGTCCACGTTCATCGTAATGTCGGAATTAAGAAGCATTTCTTCTGTAATGGCGCTTCTATGGATGATTTCTGTGAATCCTCCGAGGTCTTTACTGTAATTTTCGAATACTATGGCATATCCTTCGATATTTCTTGATTCAAGATCCTCACTTCTCTGAATCGTTCCTAATGAACGGAATATTACTTCGTTGTTATTCATCTTCTTTTTCAGTATTTTTTTCTTCTTTTTCTTCTTTTCCATCATTATTTTCAGCTCCGTTCACCTTATTGTTGTTAAGGTTTGTATACGGAATGAAAAGTTCGTCACAGTCAGGTCTAGGTGAGAATCCGAGAACTTTTCTGGATTCGTTGACTGATATGATACCGTTCTTCGTAAGGGTTGTAAGGTAGTTTGCCGTATCTCCCTTCGTAGAGAACATGATCTTGTCTTCGTCAAAGTCGATATAGTATCTGTCCCTTTGAGACGGACGGATGAATTTTCTGTTGAATTCCTCTTCTATGAGGTTGATGAGCGGAAGAAGCGTATGGACAACCATGTCCATTTGCGCCTGTTCGATATTGTTATAGGTAGTTCCGGTATTGATTCCCAAAAGAATCGGAGAAATATTGAGATATCTGCATATCTCGAGCACATTGAACTGTCTTGTTTCAAGCGCCTGTGCGTCTTTCTGTGATATACCTACCTGTTTGTACTCAAAATCATTGCCGATTACCGCTATATTTCCGTTCTTGTTACCGCCCCTGAAAGCGTTCGTCCACTCATTATAGGCTTCCATCTTCTCTTCGGTATCAAGGATTCTCTTTCCTTGAAGAATACCGTTGATATTTCCGCCAGAATCATAAAATTCAAGCGCAGATTTATCTGCAGCGGAAGAAAGAGGGAGGACTATACGGGCATAATATGGAAGTCCTATACCTGTCTTGCCGTTTTTTGAATTCTTGAAGATATGGACTACCTGACTGTAATCAAGAAGCTTGTCACCGGTAATCCTAGGTATCTTATAGAACACTTCATTCTTCAATTCGTCATAGTAAATCGAATATGTACCTATAGGACAATATATAAGTTCCTTTACGTCACCTGAAACCTCTCTCTTGATATAGGCTATCGCATTTCCTGTAAGATATACGTCATGTATAAGCTGCTTGATGAAGTTGAATTTCGTTATCCTGCCGTACCTTAATGCAAGCGAAACAGGGTGGTTTTTCACCACTTCTTCATCCGAGAACTGTTTTACGTATATTGGAACAGATGCTATAGAGTTAGAAATCAGCTCTATACCACCGAAGAAAGCCGCAAGCGTCTCTGGATCTTCATTGAATATATTTAAATTGAACGTCCTGCCTGCAGGAGAATAGGTAAAATTACCGAAAGAATCCTTTGTAAATTGTCCTTCCTGAGTTAAATCTCTCTGTATTTCTTTGTTCTCTTTTTTGTTTTTTCTAGAAAAAATTCCCATAATTGATTGTAATGGGTATATTTATAAACAGTATATATTTAATATAGAAATGTTGTGTTTTTTATTACTTTATCCACTTTAAATCATGCGCTTCGGCATATTCTTCATCTGTCAAATAATCCAAAGACATGCATGTTTTTATATTGTCTTTTTTATGTAACGCACCGTGGCATTTTTTACAAATCGACATAAAATTTTTAGGGTTTGTGAGAAGTTGCAGTTTGTGTTCTTCGTCCCTTCCTCTGCCGAACGGCACCTTATGGTGTACATGTTCCGCCGGTACTATCCTGCCGTGTTTCATGCAGCATTCACAAAGCGGGTGCATCCTTAAGTAATAATCCCTTTCTCCGAGCCACTGCGGGTTGTGGTAATACTTCGTCCACTTCTGATAGGAATCCTTCGTAGACTGCTTCTTCCTGCTCCATGCACCAAGCTTGTTCCTATTTATTGTCGGCATTCTTCTTTCCGGTATATATTTCAGAGTCCCCTTTAAGAAGTCCCTGTGTATACAGATACGTTCCGAGAGCCTGTACCATCGTAATTACTGGATCTATCTTGTGTTCGTCGAGAAGTTTGCTCGGTTTGATATTGTCGGTACCCTTAGGATGGATTAGGACTACGTTATTAAACGCCCACGGTATAATAGGGTTGTAGTCTATGATTATCTGATCACTGAATATCAGTCTTTCGAATTCTTTCGTAGGCTGCGTAAACGCCGCAATCGACTGACTGAAAGGCTGCATGACAAGTCCTTTCTTCTCGCAGTTTATGACGAACTGGGTAGCGTTCCATGCGTCATATCCTATGGTATCTATCCTTATCTTGTCTTTGAAACCCAGTATATCGTACATTATCTTGTCATAGTCGATGGCGTTTCCTTCTATGAGATTGAGGTACCCGTTGGATATCCAGTTCTTATACAGATCCCTGTTCTTGCTCGTCTTAAGCGCCTGCTCGGTAACATATATCCTGGTAAAGAAAACATACTTGTCAGGATAATAGGTCCTTCTCTTAGAAGGCACGAACATGAACGTGAAGCAGGAAAGGTCTGTGGTAGACGAAAGGTCGACAGCACCCCAGACATAATCCTTTGTTTTCATAAGTTGCTCATAATCAATAGCCTGCATAGAGTCTCTTACAAACTCAGGATCAAGCCATCCGTTAGCGTCATGACAGAATATGTTAAGGTGCTTGCTCTTGAACTCTGCTTCTTCGGCCGGTATGTTCTTAGCTGTCCTGAAGTCGTCCATAAGACCTTTAACAGATACCGTATGGCCTATCGCAGGATTAGCCTTAATCCATAATGAAGTATCTTCCCAGTCGTCTTCGTCGTCAAGCTCATATAATGCGCTGAACTGCGCCTCGTCTTCGAACTCGCCTTCAAGGATCCTTATACAACCTTTCCTCATCTCGAATAGGGGATAACCGTCAAGGAAGTGACCTGCAGTAGTAATTACGATTGCTAGCGGGTTGGTTTGGAAACCCTGACCAGACTTAAGGACGTCATAACTCTTTGAGTTTACAGCGGCATGAAGCTCGTCACAGATGAACGTAGATGGGTTAAGTCCGTCAAGTGCACGGTATTCGTTAGGCTTTACGATGACGCTGCTTGACGTAATAGGCATCTTAAGCTGGTTTACATAGTGCTTGAGTATCAGCTCGTTAGGGTCAAGGGAATCTGCGAACTTCTCGATGTATTCGAAACATATCTGCGCCTGTTTGGTATTGTTCGCTATAAGGTCTATCTCTTGGCCGTTGTTGTCGTCCAGGAAGAGCTGCACTAAGCATAAAGCAGCCGATAAGGCTGTCTTACCGGCTTTACGTGCTACGAACAGAAGCACCTTGGTTGTAACTCTGGAATTATCTTCGGTCCACTTGAAACCGAATATGTTGGCAAATATCCACTCTTGCCATGGAAGAAGAATCAGAGGTTTTCCCGTAAACCTCTCTTTGAATTGTTTGAACTTCCTGCAGAACTTGATTCGTTTA